GCGGTAGTTCAGTTGCCGAGCTGATTAATATCGAACTATAGGCAGGGGTGTGGCAGATCACCACATCCTTTTTTAAGCGCCATTAGCTCAATTGGATAGAGCATCGGTCTTCTACACCGCTGGTTGCAGGTTCGAGCCCTGCATGGCGCACCAAATTTAATTAAAGGGTATCCATTAAATTGCTCAGTATTTAGTTACATAGTGAACAATAATTCATCAAAATGAGATTGGATAGATACAATTTCAGATGATACTTTTAATTAAATATTCTACATGGATGGAATTAAAGATGAAGTTACTAACCTTATTAGGTATTGGTGTTATGGCAAGTTGCTGCTACAGATCAAAGCGCATTGCTACCGAACACGCTTCACACTCAAACTTCGATAAAATTGTTCAAAAAGCTGCTCTGCAAGGCTTCTAAACAACGTAGTTAGTTTTGGGTTTTGTAATAAATATATGATTGTAGGAGAACGAAATGCTTCAATTGTTAATTTGTTTATTTGGCCTTCATGGTGCAACTGAGATTGACGGTGAAGTCAAAGAATGCCGTGCTTGTTTGAAAGAAATATAAGGCCTTTCGCTACGTTTCCTTAGTCATTTGCCGAACGGATTACGGCACATAGAACCCCGCTCAATATGCATTATTGGCGGGGTTTTTCTTTTATCTATTCCGCGTTAATGGTGGCCACCATGGATCAAGTTGAAGCAAAGCGTAACAAAGAGCGTTATGAGCAAAACATAAAGGGCGCATCAATGATTCACCCAATGGATATGCCACAACACTTGGTTGATGGGTTGGCTTATTTCATTCGTGACCAGCGCCGTAAGATTCACAACATCGAAACCAATCTGAATGGTGATTAATCATGTCATGTAAATCATGTGAAGAACGTCGACAGAAACTGAAGGCAATGTATGAGCAGTCAAAAGAATCCATCACAAAAGCAATTACTAGCCTTACTAACCGAGGTGGTAAAACAGAACAATCAATTGATCAATCATCTGCAAGTGCAGACGAACCTGAACAACGAATTATTGTTAACACTCGAAGAGCAGGAAGAACCAAACAGCCATGAGTATATGGATCAGTAACCATGCCAAAGCTACAACGATTGCAGAGCAGGCTTGATGCCATCACACCCAAGCAACCTAGACCGCCAAAGAACTGGGGATTAGGTCGCGGTGGTAGACCATGGCGCAGACTTAAAGAAAAGATACATCTACGCGATAACTGGACATGCCAGCATTGCCGCCGTGTTACCACTCAATTAGAGCTGGACCATATTGTTAATGTTGCACAGGGTGGTACAGATGATGAATCGAACCTGCAATCGTTGTGTCCGCCGTGTCACAAAGATAAAACTTTAAAGGAGAGTCGACAGTGAATAATGAAGAGCTTTTAGAACAGCTTGAATCATCTGCCAACTTTATGCGAGGCATGTGCTTTGATCCACGCATACCAAACGATACGAAAGAAGCACTTCAAGAACGTGCACAAGCGATAGAGGAAGTCGTTCAAAAACATTTAGATGCGTAAGGGAGGGGGGGGAGGTCAAAAGTTCAAAACCTTTTGCCCTCGGACACCACCCCCCATCTCACGTATAAAAAAATTTCTCTTTTTAGCTAAAAGTTAACTTTTAGAGTTAAGGATTTGCGATGGCTTTAACAGCAAAAATGAAAGCTTTTGCTCAAGCTGTTGTGGATGGCTTAAGCAATAAAGATGCAGCAATATCAGCAGGATATAGTGAAAAATCTGCAATGCAGCAAGGATCTAAACTTGCAAATAACCCTGAAATTATTGCCTACATTGACCAATTTAAATCAGTAAAAAAGTTAACTCCTACGACCGAAAAGTTAACTTCAAAAAAACCAAAAGTTAACTCCGTGAATAGTGGGGAAGATGATAACCCTTTGGATGATGAAAATTACGCCAAGGATGATCCGTTACAGTTTCTTTTAGATGTGATGAATAAAAGCGATGACATGTTCATGCGGGTGAATGCTGCTAAGGCGGCATTACCTTATGTACATGGCAAGGTTGCTGATAAAGGCAAGAAAGCATCTAAAACGGAAGAAGCTAAGAAAGCGGCCCAAAGCGGAAAGTTTGGCACCTTGAATAATCAATTACCGAGTTAAAACATGACTGCAATGCTCCCAGAATGGACAACTGCTTGCCCGGACTGGGAGGAGCGTATTGTCAAAAAGCAATCGCTCATGCCATGTGCACCACTGTTTCCGCATGTTGCAGATGTTGCTGAGCGAATTTTTAAGGAACTAATTCTTGTTGATGTGATGGATAGCCCGAAGATGGGTGATGTCACATTGGAGTGGGTAATTGAATTTGTAAGAGCAATTGCAGGGGCATACAACCCTGAAACTAAGCGTCGTTTGATTCGTGAGTTTTTTCTTCTGATTTCTAAGAAAAATACTAAGTCTACGATCGCTGCAGGAATCATGCTGACATTGCTTTTGTTAAATGATCGACTTTCAGCAGAGTTGATCATCCTTGCTCCAACCAAGGAAGTCGCAGACAACAGCTTTAACCCGATCCGAGACTTCATCAAAGCAGATGAAGAGCTCTGTTCAATGATTAATATTTCTGAGCACACTAAAACCGTTACTCATTTGGGTACTGGTGCAACGCTCAAGGTAATTGCTGCGGAATCTAACGCAGCTGCTGGTAAGAAAGCATCGATTATTTTGATCGATGAGGTTTGGCTCTTTGGTAAACGTGCCAATGCTGAATCAATGTTCCGTGAAGCGAAAGGCGGTTTAGCCAGTCGTCCTGAAGGGTGTGTGATCTACCTTTCAACCATGTCTGATGAAGTCCCATGTGGTGTGTTCAAGCAATTATTAGATTATGCACGTGATGTAAGGGATGGAATTAAAGAGGATAAAGCCTTTTTACCTCTCATTTATGAGTTTCCTAAGCATCTGATAGAGGCTGGAGAACACCTTAAGCCTGAAAATTTTTACATCACAAACCCAAATTTAGGTGCATCGGTTGACCTTGAATACCTGATTTCAGAGTTCAATAAGGTCAAAGATGCTGGTGAAGAGTCGCTTAGAGACTTCTTGGCCAAACACTTAAACATTGAAATCGGCATGAACCTCCGAGCAAACCGTTGGGCGGGTGCAGAGTATTGGGTTCAGCAAAAGCATGTGTTTGGACTTGAGCAATTAATTGAACAATCTGAGTTGATCACATTGGGAATTGATGGTGGTGGCCTTGATGACTTGCTTGGTTTTGCAGCTTTAGGGCGGTTGAAGAAAGATCCACGTATTTGGTGGCTTTGGAGTCGTGCTTGGGCAAATAAAATTGCTTTGGAGCGCCGCAAAGAAAATATCCCGAAATATAAAGACTTTGAGCAAGAAGAAAGCCTCGTTGTTGTGGATAAGGTTGGTGAAGACATCGACCAGTTAGCCCTGATCGCAAAGCAAATTTATGACAGTGGCAAGCTCGACAAAATTGGGCTAGATCCGCAAGGTCTTGGAGGTCTCATTGATGGATTAACTGGCGCGGGAATCCCTGAAGAGATTCTTGTCGCAGTCCCGCAAGGACATAAGTTGATGGGATACATCATGACATCCGAGCGCAAGTTGGCTGAGGGAAACCTTTGGCATGCAGGACAGCAGTTGATGACTTGGTGCGTAGGTAATGCCCGGGTGGTGATGATTGGTAATGGTATGCGCATTACCAAGCAGGATTCAGGTGTAGGAAAAATTGACCCCGTGATAGCCATGTTTAACGCAGTGGCATTGATGAGTTTGAACCCTGAGCCCACAAATAAAGATTACGAAATACATTTCATATAACCGCCTTAATTGGCGGTTTTTACATTTTGGAGGGGCTATGTCTGCTCTACATAAGTCATTCGGCTCTTTTGAGATTAAAAGCGTCGATGAGGAAAAGCGAACATTTACTGGTACCGCAAGCACACCGAATCAAGATCGATCGAAAGACATCATGGTCCCAAAGGGTGCGAAGTTCAAATTACCAATGCCATTACTATTTCATCACGATATGCGAAGCCCGATTGGTCATGTGACCAGCGCAAAAGTTACAGATAAGGGAATTGAGGTAGAAATCCATATTCCTGAAATCAAGGAAGAAGGAAAGCTGAAAGATCGCGTAGATGAAGCCTATCAATCCTTGAAGTACGACCTTGTAAAAGGGTTATCTGTTGGCTTTCTGCCGAACTGGGATACCGCCGAGATGATTAAAGGCGGCGGTATTAAGTTTGAAGATTGGGAATGGTATGAGCTTTCACTTGTCACGATTCCAGATAACCGAGATAGCGGAACAGATTTTAAAAAAGCTTTTGAGGAACACAAAGCCGCGTTGGGCAAAAAACCTCAGACCGTTACAGATGGCGATTCATCTGAACAAAAACACGTTGTTGTCAAATTAAATAGCCCAACAAAGGGTGGAGTGAAATTGGTATGAACAAATATTTAAAACAGTTGCTTGATGCTTTAGCTGCAAAAAATTTAGAGCTACAAGGGCATATTACCAAGTCATTAGATGGTGGCTCTACGCCAGATGATGAAACTGAAGCGGCAATTCAAACTGTTGAAGCAGAAATTGCAGCGATTGAAAAGAATATCGAGCGTGTCAAAAAACAAATCGCAGCTGCTAAACATGCTGCTGAAACGGGGACACCAGTTGCTGGTGAAAATGAAGAGGAAGCAGAAGCATCTGCTAAAGGCGATCCTGAACCAGGTAAAAAGAAAACAGTGGTCACAACTGAATCTAATTTGCCAAAGGGTATTGGTTTTACTCAATTTGTTCGTGCAAAAATGTTGGCATGCCATGTTCAAAAACAAGGTAACTTATTGACAGTAG